AATAAACACAGACTCAAATGAGGTGTAATCGGAAGAGAAGTACCTCGCTCCAGGAGCGAAAAGCCTGTCCATGATGTAATTAGGTCTATCATGGCAAGGTACTTTCTTGATGAATTCGGGTGCAGAGAAAACTCTCTTTTCTATCAGCTTGAATAAAGGCCCTGAAAAACACTTAAACTGGTCTGATCTGGAATTAATGCCTCGGGCATGCTTCCAATCAGTGTAGTGTTCGTCCTTCATAAAGCTCTTGTTCTGTAGGTGTCGTGGGTCTTCTAAGATGTGTACCATCTTTCCGTTGACCTCACGTAGCTCTTGCTTTCTCCAGTCTGGGTATCCTGTGTTCTCTATCCACCCTTCAAAAGACACGTCTTCGTCAGGAGATATAGGAGAACCGAACCTACCAGAGGCTAATTGCGCTTGAACATAGTCTGCCAACCCAGATAAAAAGTCCTCCTGAGCGCTAGGAGGTCTGGCGTTAGCTCTTTTCTGAAATCCTGCCACCATGGTGTCCATGTCTTTTGGGTCACAATGAGGTAGAGTCACTCCCTCAACGTGGCATCCCGCAGAGACCGCAACAGTGGGTCTGGTTCCTAGGTAAAGTGATTGAGCCATATCGCTCATTGTCACTTCGGAACCCTCCTTCTGAAGGCCTGGCTTGGCTAAATGCACACCGGGGTCGTCGTGTCGATAGCCGTAAGCCACATGGGTACCATGTTCGGGTTGTGGCGGATTTCCCGCTAGTTTAACCAGCGGCCGGAGACATCCTGCAGATGCCTCCAGTGGGCGATAGCTAAGCTGACTGTGGCCTGACTTACAGGATCCAGGTCATACCTGCTGATATTGTCGCCTTGGTGCGAAGCTATGAAGTCTTCCATCCTGGCCCTAGTAACATCCTCTTTCGTCGTCTGTCTCATGAGTCGGGCATTATTCATCTGAGCAAAAAGCTCGAGTGAAACCGCCATTCTCTCGTGTGTCCAGGACGTGAAGATGCACTCACCAGTGTAGTCAGTCTTCCTAAATCCAAGGCTTTTGGTGATGACGCACTCCATTCTAATGGGATTGTAACGTTCCAACTTCTTCATGTTCAAAACGTCTGGCCTGAGATCAGTTCCACGGAAGTGTGACTTCTTGTCATTCCACTTCTGTTTCTCATTGAGTGTATTTCTGTCAAGAGTGTAGGACATCTTGACTTCCAACACATGGAACACGGCCCCGATGACAAAACACCCGAGGTACATGACCAATGTCGTGAGAGTTGCATGCCTGCGATCCAGGTTATCAACTATCTGATCAAAGTAGTAATGGCGGTATGACACACATACATCCGCACATTTCTCAATCCACATATCTTCGTATGTGAGCACTTCGTAGTAGTACCTGCAGTAATAGCCAGCAAGCACAGCGAAATAAAAGAGAAGGTTGATGACAACACAGATGGCAATCTTCGAGAAGAACCCTTCACTGAACGTGGTCTTCTTCCAGAAGTAAGTGTTGAACTCCAACGTGTCCTCGAGAGCTATCTTCTCCCTTTCTTCGGACTCGTAGCGATCGATTTCCCGTCGCTCCGCTACCTTTTCCTTGAGTATGTCCAAGGCAGTTTTCTCTTTTGGGGTTTGTTTAGGCTCATCGCGATCGGCCTCCGCGGTGAATTCCTTTGCAGCGTCCCTAGCTGCAAGTGTGGCGGTATTGAGCTCCCTCAATTGTTCCGCCAAGGCCTTTGTCGATGTGTGTCTCGACCTCCTCCCCTGATCAGGCCTTTTGGCTCGCCCATGATCGGGTTTGCCATCCTCATTGCGTTTTCCTCCCCGCTTCATCTCTCCCGGATTGGGTTCGATTCCCTCCTCGGTCAAATCCCTGACCCATCCAGTTCTGCTTACAAGCAAACGTTTCCTCCCTCCGAATGTCCTTCTCTTTGTGTAATCCTCCCTGCTCTTGTCGCCAAGCCCAGACCACCCGGTTGCCACCCGAGTCTCCAACCCCTTGCTGCCAGTCTTGACTGTGCTCACCTCCGTCTTCCACCATTGAAGGCGGTCGAGACGGTGCGCAGCACACTCAACGCAAACACAAAAGGTCCGAATTGCATCGAACTTTCTTTTAGTTGTACTCATTTGTTTTGTTAAGATGCCACCGACATGTGGCAAATTTCACGCAACATCCTCACAACGTGGGCCTTATCCCGTTGCCGCCATCCTACTTACCCGACTGCCGTAATTTTTGATCAGAGCCTTCCTCTGAAAAGCTAATTCAGTGCTGGTCCTACGTCGTAGTAGCGATGCTATTATTCATGTTGAATACCCTTCAGGCGCATAGTCACTGGCCAAGCCAGATCAGCCCAGCAATATCCTGATGAACTCAGATAGTGTAATATTGCTCGCTGGTATGGTGTTCTGAAGCTCCTCTACCAAGGGGATAGAAGACAACAGTAGCTGTATCGTCGCCGCTTTTTCACGTTCTACGGGAAACGGGTGATTGGAACAATGACGAGATGAGATCAAGGTTCCATAAATAGTCAATTCACGAGTTTCCTATCAGCCCAACAATCTCCTGACGAACTCAGAGAGTGTAAGATTGCCTGCTGGTGTGGTTTTCTGAAGCTCCTCCACCAAAGAGATGGAAGACAACAGTAGCTGTTTCGTTGCCGCTTTTTCACGTTCTACGAGAAAACATATGACTGAAACAATGACAACATAAAGTGTCAAAGTTCCGTAAATAATCGCTGTG